AGAACTCACAGAAACCAGTCCTAGCCTTTCCAGACGTGTTGTAGCTCGCCATGTTCATCAGGAAGTCCCTATCCTTCCATCCGAATATAAGCCTGTTGTCGTCAGCCTTTTCAACAAAAAGCCTGTTCACTATATCGTTCAACTTGCTGTACTGGGAAACATCGACAGACTCACCATAGTCCAGTTGAGATGTACGGAAGATTCCTTGCATGTACTCATTGTAAATCGGTTTCCTTGCGATATCAGCAACATTGTACATATAAGGAACGATAGCGCCATTTTCCTTCAATTCACTTTCAGTTTCATTACCAGAAATAGACTTCACCACACGATACACGGACTTGGTCTCAGGCCAGTAAATCAGCTCGCCTGTCTTATATCCTTTCCCGTTCTCATATTTCAAAATACGCACGACAACATCGGCTTCATCCTTGTATGCACACTTCAACATATAGGAGCCATCTGACGAAAGCCAGTAATCTGCTGTAAATATGTCATCATACCAATACTTGCATTTTGCCTCGCATGCATCGGCATCGACTGTGGCAAGAACTGCCCTAGACTTGTCCTCTGGGCCCTTCAAGAAGGTAAACTCGTATACGCCTGTCGTTAGTTCAGGAACATCTTTATCGAAAAATACGTGATACTTGGCGCCAGCAGGGTCCATCAACGTAGCCTGCTGAATTGTATAGATTCCATTTACTGGCGTTTTAACAAGCCCATTGCTTCCAAGTTCAATCTTGGTTATTAGGCAGAAATCGCCAGCATCAGGGCTCACGTCACTATACATAAACACGTCGCTATCATCTGCGACATCCGTATAGATACCCATTGCGGCATCCATCGCATATACATCGACTACAAGCGCATCGGCAACCGCCCTGCTAATGCTAGATTGAGAACCAGTTCCTATTGACGGGAACTTCAACTGGGCGTTTCCATCAAGTTTCCTGAAATACGAATGTCCGCCAGATACAGAATAACTAGCCAACGGGTAGTCAAACACGTCGTCAAACGCATTATCATCAAAAACGTTTCCTTCATTCTTATAGCGATACTCAAAATAATAGTGACTACCAGCCTCGATTTCAATACTCTCTGGAATATCCACAAAATTCTTGGGTTTAACATTGATGTAGTTAGTCGAGTCGTTCGGGTCTTCGGCAAAACTGTAAATGTTCTCGAAACGAAGTTCGCCAATCTTTTTGTTACCCCTAGTTGTATACGGATATACAATATCGCCTTCCTTTACCTTGTCATCATTGACGGAAGCCGTGTGGTCCCATACTATTTTCGGAGTAACGTTGGAGTAATCATAACCAAGGCGAGAATATGACAGCGCATACTTGTACAGCCTATTCGGCATCGTCATGTATTTGACAAGAGACGTTCCAGGCGTCAGGTCTATCGCCTGCCTGAACCTTATCTTCAATACATTTCCGCACGGTTCTGTTTCGAGCGTGTACGCACCCGCAAGAGTTACATCATGAATATCACTCGTGCCGATAACCTCGTTACTTTCAATCATGAACGTGTCGCCAGCATTGAGGTTAACCACCGTGGATAGAGTCAGATAACCGAGGTTAGCCCGTGACGAGTTCTGCTCGTTCGGGATAAACTCAATCTTTTCAATCCTGTATTCTTGATAGATGTATGAATTTTCCCCATTTACGAAATCATACAAGTCCTTGAAGTAGAAAATTCCTGTCGGGGTATCTCCATTCCAATTAAAGATAGGAGAATGGGTTGCATTATCGACACAAACAAAAGCATTCGTGTCGTTAAAGTAGGTGTACAAATCGACATCTATCGTATCAGAGCCAATTTCCTCCCTGTATTTAGAAGGAGCGTTCTCCACTTCGTTAATCGTTACATCGAACTTGATGCTGTAAACATTGGCGTTGTTAATCTGTCCTACAAAGGAAACTATCGGCTCGCTGACATCCTTCGGAATGAACTTAATCACACGAGGGGCGCCATTCATCATCGCATTGAGCGTATTCTTGAACGGGTCCTGAGAAGTTCTCATCGGGTCGAGAACCAACAGGTTATCAGCCTTGTTGATATAATACGGATAAACGCTATTATCCTTGTACTGGATATAGATTACGTCACCGTCGTTCGACGGGTCGTTCGGCATCCTGTTCTTGAACACATCCAGCGGGATGGTTTCACTGAACTCTCCTTCATAGTAAATGTTGTTCTTGATGTATGTCAGAGCCTCTGTCGTGTTGTACGTTGCATTCGTTCTAGGCAATGACAAGTAGTACACATAAAGATTGTTATTGTCGCAGGCAGTAAGCTTTTTCACGAGCTCATCAATACGGTTCTTCATGTTCTTAGCCGTACTCTCGGTCGCAAAAAAGTTGAACGTAAACCGTGTAGAATCTTCAAGGTTCCTGTAAGCGTTGTTCAGGTAGTCACTGAACAGCTGCATAAGGGTAACAACGTCCTCTTCTTCCTTCAAGAAGTCGGGGACGTAGTTCATGAAATCTACAAAGCGGAATAGTCCGCCATCATTTACTGCAATAGGATTCTTTGCCATTTTCGCCCCTTAGATTTCCCTGTCATAGGAAATCGTGATGTCCTCGGGATGTATCTCGCACTGGACAATTTCGTTGTCCATAGAATAGTTCGTGATGTTTCCGTCCTTGTCGATAAGGCTCTTTGCAACCTTGTACAGGAGGATATTGCGGACAAGCTTCACATATTCCAATCCGTAGCGGATGTAATCGTACATGAAGTTTCCGTTCTGTTCATTCATCAAGGTGATAACGTCCGTGTCGATGAAGCCCAACTTGTTTTCCTTCGTTATCGTCCAACCCTTGATGGCATCAATTACATCGTAATACCTGTTCGCACGTTCAAGGTCGCCAGTTCCACGAGCATTCTTGTATGCGTCATAAACCGACTTGAACATGGATTGCATCAAAAGGTCCCAAATATATGCAACGAACTTGTCTACATCATCCTCGTTGATGCCATCTCTGATTACATACTTTCCATCTACCGTCTGGGCCAGATACTGCTTGTAGTAAGCTGAAATCAATCCAGCCGTTTTCGTCTGAGAAGGAACAGGGAATGTCAACGCTTCCGTAACGGAACTATGACCAGGTGCGTGATGGGTGTATGCAAGCGTTATATCGAATCCTTCCTTATTGATTGAACCCGATGTAATGTACTCGCTTGTCGCATCACCCATCCATGTCAACTCGGTCAAATCCAAACCATCGTACATGTCGTTGGCCGCCTCGAATGTAACATTCACACCAGCAACCTCAGGGAAAGTATGGATTAGGGATGCAATCCTCGACCTGTAAATTCCAGTCTTGAAATCGGTATTGTCCTTGAGATACTTGTACACCGTATATTTCAGCTTTTCCTTGATGTCGCTGAAATTGTTACCACGATACAGGATAAGTTCCAGCTTGATGTTGTAGTTATGAACGACTGGGTACACATACATGTGGTAACCAGCGCCCACCGTAATCATTCCACGACGGTTCAAAGCCCTCATGATGCTATCAATTTCGCTACCCACCTCAACAAAGTCATACGGGGTAACCTTTGCACCGAACACGGTGTCAACATACGGAAGAGTAATGATGTCTTGGAACGACTGTCCCTTAGGTATTGCGTTAACCATGAGATTACGGTAGTACGCCTCACCCTTGTCACCTTCCTTAGCCAAGGCCTGCGCCACATAGGTAACTGCAGACTCCATAGCATCCCTGAACTTGTATGCACTTGTCTTGTCAGGCATTTTCTGGTTATCGTATTGCCAAATATACATCAAGCCATTCACCTTGAAACCAGAAAGGAAATACTCATCGGGTGCGGTAGGATAATACTTGTCGTCCTTCAACCTGTAAAGGTCCTTGATGGCTGTAAACCTGACTTGGTTCATATACTTGATGTCAAGGGTTCCATCAGGAAGCTTCGTATTCAGAATGTCCTCGCCAAATGCAGTTGCATACTTGATGTCCGCATATCTGCTGAGGAATATCTGGTAACTCAGCTTGTTCACCAACCTATCCAAAGTGGCATAGATTGACGGGGCGTTATTCTTGATAGAATCGATGCTTTCGATGTCAAGGCCACCCCTAACGTCGCTAGTCAAAGCGAATTGCAGGTCATCCAGCTTGATATCGGACTCGTTTTCGTATTCGTTACGAATATGGATGTTAGACTTGTACGGGTTAATCTTCGTTCCAACAACGTTGATGAGGTTGCCACGTTCACCGTTGGTGTAGAAGTAATGAACCTTCACTTCGCCGTAAGGAATAGCGGATTTCAAACCGTCGCCAAACCTTACCTGTACACTGCCGTCGTTTGCAGTTTCCAGCAAAACCGTATAGTTTGTCGTAGAGTTTTCACCTTCAACAAACTTTTCAATGTCGTTTACCTTGTTTTCCAGAGCAGGGTCGATGAAACCTCTACGGGAAATTCTCCAGTAGATGTTTCCATTGATTGCATCCGTGCTATCAAAGTTATCTACAAGGGAAGCATCAGTCGTGACGCTAGTAAAGGTATTCTTCCTGCTCTCAAACTTATGGTCTTCTGCATAGTTCGGGTCATTTTCCCCGAAATAGTCACTAAATCCACCATCGACTAGATAGAAAGTCTGGTTCTGTGTGCCGTTGGACACAAAGACCGTTTCCTTGAAGTAACCCTCGGCACAAACGCAGTTTCCTGATATCAGTTTCAAAAGGCCAGTTTCGTCAGGGTCGTTATTTCTGTCGTATTCCCATTCAGAATCGCTGACAGCAGTAAGAATGCTGCTTCCAATGCTGAACTGCGTTCCCATCGGGATGAAAATCTTAATCTTGCCATACACGCCAGTCTTCTTGGTTTGTATAGCGAACGCCGCCTTTGCTGGAACAGGTCTACGGATGCTGTAACCGAGCATTCTTGCACCAGCGTAGATTGCTGGCGTGTTGTAGGCAGTTTCAAGAAATGCGTTGTTGAACGAGCTTTCTCCGTAGTAAGCCATAAGGTCTGCTACACCAGAGAAAAGTTCAATCATCATCCTTCCGTAAGACGATGTGCTGAAATCCGCAAGCTTGCCACCCTTAGCCTTAAAGATGGTCAACAAGTTATCCCTGATATCGTCATACGAGATATTAGTGTATTTTCGTGATATGTTAGTTGCCATAATAAACTGCCTTTATTTCAAAAATAGTTTATAATCTGGTACGAATTTTAGGTCATAAAAAAGACGGCGGAAATCATTCCGTCGTCTTTAAATTTATTGCAAGTTTCGTGTATTAAACGAGGCTCTGCTTGTAGCTATCGATAATAGCCTTTGCCGTATTGGCAGTGGATTCTGCCTTACGGAAGTCACTAACGATAGATTCGCACTGGGCCTTCATCTTTGCAAAACGAGCGTTGTTGTCCATGATTGGCTTCTGGTTCACGGCAGTAGCACTTGCGGCAACAGATTCAGCAAGCATCTTCTGTTTACGATACTTTCCGACAATGCCTTCCAACTTTGTCTTTAGCTGGTTAGCACCAGTTGCCTTACGGTATGCGCCAACGATTGCTTCACACTGTGCTTTGAGTTTCTTCTGGTTTACAGACTCAGAAATCATCTTCTTGTTTGCAGCATTCACGATAGCTTCGCACTTTGCCTTTGCTTCACGGCGCTTGCACAATGCATCATAAGTGCCCATCACCGATTCGAGACGAATACGAAAATTTTTCATATCCTCGGAT